CAGCCGTGTCCTACCTCGGGTGCCGGGTTTTTGGGCCTACGGGCGCGGTAGGGACCGCCACAAAGCCTCGTACTTGTCTGCCGCCATGTTCGCCGCCCATGAGTGCAGCTCGATGTGGATCCAGTGGCCTCGGATGCCGATGGTGTTGCTGGTATGGGTGCGCCACGCCGCCCGCGAGCAAAGCCATGTCCGGCCGTAGTCGCCAGCCATGTAATCGTTGACAAGGGCGACACCTAGTTCGTCGGCGTATTGGGTGAACCATGCACAGGCTTCTAGGGCTTCGGCCCGGTTTTTCGGGTTGTAGCCAAGGTCGAGGGCGAGCGCGGCGGCGTGTTGGGACATCGTGCCTGGCTGGTTCCTAATGTCGCGAATGACGTAGGTGCCTAGGTTGCTGAATGCCCAGCGTCGGCGGGCTAGCCGGGAGCAGGTTTCGGTGCCGGGTTTGGCGGTGCGGGCCGGGGTTTTGGCGGGTGTATAGGGTTTACGGGTTGCCATTTTTGGGGCCGATGATGGGGTCTACGGGGTCACCCTTTTTTGCGGCGATGCCGTTGCCGACTGCGTAGCCAACAATCATGGTGATGATTGGCAAGCCTTGGTTGGCGTCGATTGCGCCTACCGCGATCAGGACGGTGATGCAGATAAGGGCGACTAGGGCGATGAGGGCTTTACTGGGGTTCTGAAGTGTCATTGGTGGCCTCGGGAAGTGCGGGTGCGGTGACGATTTCGTTTTCGGCTTGCGGGTAGGAGGCCCATTCTTCGGCAGTCATTTCGCGCACTTCAACATTGCCTTTTTTGTCAGTGAACGTCCAAATTGGTGGCATTAGACGCGCCTTCCGTAAACCGAAATTGTGCCCGTGAGATTGCCGCCCCCGGTGATTCTGAAACCGTCATACGACGTCGAAACGTTGTGGTTTCCAAACCACAAGTAGTTGGCTGGGGTGGCGTAATTGCCATCGTTTCGCAAATTGTTGATTTGAAATAACGTCGGTTGACTGAGAAACGGTGCGAACACATCAGCAGTGCAACTCCCGTACACACCGTTTTGGTTTGAGATAAACACAATGTTCGCGGCCGCAGCGGTGCGGGCCGTCGTCACACCAGCACCGGCGTAAGCCTGCATCATTGAATAGTTGTAATCCGTGGTTGCTGGCGTACCGCCCGTCGTCAATTGCAATGTTGCGTCGCCGCCAGTAAATGACAATTTTGAAACGACCAAGTAGTCCTCATAGGTTGCTGAAAAAACGCCGTTGATAGTCACGGTGGTAGCGGTTCCAGCCACTCGAATCATGGCTTGTCCTGATGTCACGGTCCCGTTGGTGACCGTTGTAGGGGCTATTGCAACGAGGCCGCCGTTTGCCAAATACGTGTTCGTATCCGACGCAGTCAGAACCTCACCCACCGAAAACGTCTTGATAGCCATATCAGAATCCTAACCTGTTCTCGTCGAGCTTGCCCAGAGTGCCATTGTTCAGCACCAAATACGCGTTCAAGTCGGCACCTGACACATACAACGTCAAACTGGTCCGGTCAGGGGTAGCCGACAATGAGCCGCCCTCGATAATGCACACATAGGTTTGCCCACGAAACAGCACTTTGATTTGTATCCCGATAGGGAACGCACCCGACGTTGCTCGTGAGCTTGCTGAATTGAAAAAGTCCCTGACGCCTGCTGCGTCCGGGTCATTCATGTTGATGTGCAACGCTGACACCGACAACGCTGGGTCGTCATAGTTGTTCAAATACCAGTTAGCGAGGTCCGTGGCGGCCCCAGTGCTGGGTGACCATGTGTTGACCGTGTAATTGCGGTACGGGGCCAACCCAGTAGCCACGGTTTGCGCCGCATACGCGTCTGGATCAACCGTGATCTGGGTGAAATAGTTTTGGGCGAGGCTGTCAACCGTGATCTGGTCGTACGGAATACCGGTGCCCGTGTCGCTCAAATAAAACGCGCTGTTCGTCGAATAATCCTCTATTGGTTGAAAACTTAACAACGCGGTTTCTATACCGTCCGAAATGCGGCCCCCGAACGTAAACGCCAACTGGTTCAGCCAGTCAGCCCATGACCCAGACACGGTTGCGGCACTGGCCTGCCGTTGCGTGTAGTAGCTCATAATCGGGGTGCCGACCCCAGCATTGGTTTCTGCTTGCGCTTTACCTAACTGCCCATTGGTAGCCACGGACGAGTCCGCAACATAGGCGGCAGGCATTGCGTACCCGTTGCCTGACGTGCGGGCCAACTTTGCTAAGCCGCCTTCAGCTGTGATGGTGAGATAGTCAGCGTTGCCAACATTGTTTGCATACGGGATGCCGTACTGCACTGCCACGTCAGTTATGTACCCGTAGTACGCAGTAAACGGAAACCCGCCAGTTGTTGTTTGTGCGCCAACCTGAATGTGGGCACCGGGCAACAAATCGGTTAGCGGTGAGGCAAACCCGTTGGGGTAGCGAAACGTCAGCGACAGTCGAGACGCGGTGAAATTGTCAATTTGCGCCTGACGACCTGCCGTAATGGTGACGTTTTGCAGGTTGTCAATAACAGTGAACGTGACGCCGCCGTCGGTGCTGTAAGAGGCCTCAAACTCCCACAACATCAGCCAATGCTCGCTACTCGGATGGGCACGGACCCGTTCTGCCTCATGTAAGCCCGCAGTGCGTCAACAGTGGCGTTCGGATCCCCACCATGGACATTGATTGTGACGCCGCCCATAGCCCCCATTTTGGACAACGGCACCACAGCCTCCGGGCCTGCCTCACCAATTAGTGCGAGCGTGGGGCTAGTCACGATGCCACCGGCAGCCATTTTGGGAACGTTCATGCCGCCGCCGCCGCCGCTGCCTCCACCCATGTCGTTACCAATAGAAATCGTCGGGATGTTGGGCATGTCAAACCCTTTGCCACCAATGCCAGGCACCCAATCCGGCACCTTGAATGACAATTTTCCAACAGTGTTGTTCCACACTTTTGCAATCGCGTTAAACACTGCTGTAAACACGTTCAATTGCACCTTGAACAAAGGAATAGTTACGTTGTTTATCCACCATCGAATTGCGCCAAACAATGCGTCAACGATGTTTCTAAAACCCTCAAACTTTTTATACGCTGCAATAACACCAACCACTAACAGCGCAACCCCAGCAGCGATAGCAGTAAACGGATTAAGAGCCATTGCTGCGTTTACAGCCATAATCGCAATTGACACGCCACCGATAGCGGCCGCAATAGCCGTAAACAATGTGGGGTTGTCTTGCGCCCATTGAGCAAACTTCTGCAACACCGGCAACGCTTTTTCGACAATCGGCAACAACGCTGCGCCAATACTTTCTTTAGTTTCGTCCAAAGAAATACCCAGACGCTTGAACCCGCCTTCAGCTGTATTGGCTGCTTCCTGGGCGGCCCCGCCAAACGTGCCTCCAAGCGCGTAAAACACCTCGTCGAGGCTTGCGCCGCCTTTGATCATGTCCCGCAGGCTCGGGTCGAGCTTGGCTAGCGCAGCGGTGTTGCCGCCGTAGGCCTTAGCCAAAGCATTAGTAACGGTTTCCAACGGTTTGCCAGTAGCCGCCGAAATGTCCATTGCCAGCGCAGCAGCCTTTTGTGACTCCTCTAGGTCATAGGTGACGCGAGACAACGACGCCAACGCCGGGCGCAGTTGATCGTCACTGAAACCCAGCAACTGGCCTTGTTTGCTAATCCAGTCCTCGACTGATTTGACTTGGTCGTCGGTTGCCCCGGTGGAAATACCTAACTGCCGGGCCAGTTCCTTTTGGGCGGCCGCGTCCTCCATTGCGCCCTTAGTGGCATCAAACAGGGCTGCGCCCAACCCAGCCAACGCCGCTGCTGCCGGGACCGCTGCCTTCTTGATTGCAAACTGGGCTTTCTCGCCAGTGGTTTCCAGTTGCTTGAACTCTTTGACGGCCTTTTTGACGCCCGAATCAACAAATTCGGAAATGATGGGGATTGAAATGGCCATTAGCGGGTTTCCTCATTGACGGTTCGCATAACGTCACGCACTAGACGCTCAAATCCTGCCTCTAGACGGCCCCTGTTGGCTTCTACGGCCTTGGACAGCACTCGGGTCTCAGTCGGGGCTACAGTGCCCAGAGAACGCCCCAAAAGGTTGTTTGTGCGCCTGCCAGCGGTCTCGAAGATGACTGCGCCCGGGTCGGTCTGTTGGATCAGGATGACGTTGCTGGTTTTACGGCTGGTGTCAACTTTGACCTTGGCCCCTCGTCGAGCTTTAGCGGCAATGTACGGAAACAGGACACGGCCTTTTGACTGCCACTGCCGGTTCATGCCGGATAAGGGCATTTCGGGGTAGTTGCCTTGCGCCTCGGCAATGGCAGGCTGGGCAATGTCCTTGGCGTCACGGTTAAACTGTTTACGCAACTCTGGGTCAATTTTGCGGAGTGCCTTAATTGCGTCCTCAACGCCGACTAGCGAGATGTTAGCTGTGGTTGTCATCGTTTCCTCGCTTGCTCGTTGAGAATACTAACCACCGTGGCCAGTTCGCGCCCCTCAAACGGTATTTGCGGCGGCCAGTACCCCGTCGCCACCAGCACAGTGGCGAGCGCGTGAATGTACGAGCCTTTTAGGAAGGGTTTTCGGGTTCCTGCCCCACAACCTCAATTGACGCCAGTTTCTTGATGTAATCATCAAACACTGCTGGCACAGTCACGTTTTGCTGTTTGCAGGACTCGTACGCCATAAACGCCAGATCCTCGACACCGATACCGGCGGCCAGTTCGGACGCTTTCCGCTTAAATTTCCGTTCCCACGCGACAACCACGAACAAATTGGTGGTGACTGTGTAGTCGTCGCCGTCGTTGGTGGTGACGTGCAGATTGAGCTGCATTTCTTCTCCCTTGGGTTAGGTGTAGATCAGGTGATGTCGCGTGCCCATGTGCCGCCAGTGAACGTGGCGGTAACCATGGCCAGTTCGCCGACGGTGCTGGCGACCGGGGTAAAGGACTCCAGCATGCAGTTGGTGAACGTGTACTCGGGGTTGGTGGCCGACTCGGTAGTGCCGCTGGGGCTGATCACGAGGGTTGTGGTGCCAGTGCCGACACAGCTGTACAGGATGGCTTCGACCTCGGATGCGCCGTAGGACAGGAACATTTCCAGCGTGACCTCGACGGACTGCAAGCCCTGGACGAAGCGGTGGCCGGTGTCGCCCATGGCAGTGGACTCCAGCGGGTCAAACCCGGTGGTGATGGTGACGCTGCGGCACTGGTCGGACAGGTCTGTGGTGGTGACGCCCTGCGTGATGTTCACCGTTGCGTTGGACAGGAATGTGCTGGTGGCCATGGTGGTCCTTTGCTAGTTGCGCCGTACGGCTACCCGCACGGTGAGAT